GCTTTTTGAAGAGTGGGATCACCATATTTTTTTAATGCTTGAGCTGAAGTTACCATAATTTAATGATTTTTTTCCAGTATGAGTGATTATTTAAGTTTTATTTTCCAGTATAATTGTGCACCATATTGTACTTGACCATTACGATCAATACCTATTGTAGCACCATATATTTGATCTTTTTTACTTTTAAACAAAGCTCCAGCACTAATTTGACTAGGGGTGTTAACAGGATTACCTTGCAAAAGTCCACCAATATACAATTGATTTTTCTTTTTTTCAGGAATTGTAATAGTATTTGTAATAACTGGATACTTTAAATTGTATTCAGTGTATCTTCCAAGTAGAAAATTTCTACTCACTGTATCTACAATATGTACATATCCAATTGAATCTATTTTAATTGAATCTGAATGAATATTAGAAGCTAAGAATTTTTCAGCTAGATCAGTATATTGCTTTACAAGTTTGCTATAATTAGTATCAGGAAGATATTCAGTATTCCATTGTTCAATTGGTACAGGAACTGTTTTAATAAGTTGAGGTTTAGAATAAACTGTACTGTCTTTATATACCCATACAGTGTCCCTGGTTATTACAGGTTTTACAACATCTGTATTTTTACCACAAGTTTGAAACAAAATAATGGAAAGTAATACTAATACTACTATGCTAACAAAATTAGTTTTAATAAATTGATTCATATTAATCAGATTGAACTTCTCCTTCTTGAATATGTACAGGTTCTTCAGAAAAAAAGTTAGAAAGTACTTTTCCAACTACACCTATTATTAAAGAAGCAATAGCCAGTCCTTTATGATCTGTAATCATAGAAGACATTGAAGTGATAGAAAAAATACCTAGCAGAGCATCTCCTATTTTTCTAGCAAATTTAGGAGTGGGAGCCCAATAAGATTTAACTTTAAATTTTGTAGTTTTTTTAGTCATTTTGAGCTATATATTTTTTTGGATCATATATTTCCTCATGCTTAAAATACTTATCATGATAAAGTTCAGGTGTATATGTTACAGGTCTAGCTTTGTTATTTCCAAAAACAGATTGTTCTAAGAATCGAACATCTTTTTCAAGCTGCTCTATTTTTGTTTTATCAATGTTTGATTGTGCCAATAAAGCTTTTATATCACTTCTCATCTCTGTCACATCTCTCCAAATCATCATTGATAGAATAGACACAAGGGTAGGAAACAGATATAATTTTATGCCATTGACAATTGAATTCTTGGATGAATTTGTAGTCATTTCACAAAAAAATATAAATAAATAAAAAAAGTTTAACGGTATTTACAAATTTCTATAAATTTGCTCCCCCCGTACAATAATAATATACGAACTTTTTAAGTAAAAATCTAAAATAATTATTTAAGAATACACTTAGTCATGAAGAAAAATTCAATTGAATTATTAAAGGCAGAAAAAGAAATAATTAATGACTTTTTATCAAAGTTTTACAATAATATAGGATATTACCCCACTGTATTAACTAAATACGGTCATGTGACGGGAGATGGAAGTCCTAAAATATTAAAACTTAGCGAGTTAGAAGAGTTATTTGAACCTTTTCTTCCGGTGGTTTATGAAAGAAAATATAGAATAACAGCAAAATTTAGACTACGAGAACTTGTTGATTTAAGATTTATATTTTATTTCATAGCTAATAAAATGCTAGGGTATAAACTTACAGAAATAGGAAGATATCTTAAACAAGATCATACAACAGTAATTCATGGTATAAAAGAATATAATAAGTTGTATGAAACAAGTCCACTTTTTAGAGAGAAAACCCTCCAATTAATTAACCTTGTAAAAAATAAACAAAATGAGCCACAAGCATTGGAAGAGTTTGATAAAACATAACATTACACCTAACCAACTGTTTTTATTAGATTGTTACAAAAGTAAAATAAAACCTGTTTTAATTAATGAAGATGCAGAATTATTTGCTTGTGTAAGCAAAGAATTAATTGACGAAAAAGGTGAATTAACTCCAAAAGCTTTAAAAGTTTTAAACGACTATGAAACATTAATAGGTAAAAAAGAAAAAGAAGTTGCTGAAAATGTTTTAGGAAATGAGTTTGAAGCTAAAATTATGGAGTACAGAGACAGATTTCCTGCTAAAAGACTTCCGTCTGGTTTAGCAGCAAGGCAAAATGTCAAAGATTTAAAAGAAAGATTTATTTGGTTCTTTAAAACTTATCCTCAATATGACTGGGATCTTGTTTTAGATGCTACAGATCTGTACAATGAAGAGTTTGAGAAAAAGAATTATCTGTTTATGAGAACCAGTATGTATTTTATTAAAAAAAATAATGGTAAAGAAGAGTGTTCACAATTAGCAGATTATTGTCAAATGATTATTGATAACCCTAAATTATTAGAAAGATGACATTAAGTAAACGATTATTTTTATCACTCATTTTATCATGTATTATCAGTGTATTGTCTTATTTATTTATCAATTTTTTCATTGTAAAAATTAGCATTTTAAAGTTTATTTTTATTGAATTTATTTTGCTTGGTTCAAAAAAATTGTTTAAATTTACAGACTCTAAACTAGATAAACCAATACGATGAGTATTTTAAGCATGGGTATTAATCATAGACCCTTTGGTATTAAAACTTATGTGGAAATACTAGAAGAAGGTCTTCAATACATTGAAGATAGACGTTCTGGAAAAATAAAATCATTTATGTTACCTTGGTCTGGATTAAACAGAGCAGGTGTAGCTGGATTAGAGTGGGGATCTATGATGACAATAGGAGCTCGTCCTGGTTCTGGTAAAACAATGTTTGTGTCTCAAATACTAAGAGAATGCAAACTTCTTAATCCAACACAAGATTTTAATATTTTAGAATTTCAATTTGAGATGGGTGCAAAACAAACTGCATCCAGAGATTTTGCATCACAAGTAGGACTAGATTATAATCAAGTATTAAGTACTTACAAGCAAGTTGATGATTTTGCTTTAAAACAAATGAAGCAATATCTTGATGATACTAAAGCTTTTCAAAAATTTGGTAATCATAGAGTTCAAATTAACAATCCCCTTACCGTAAAGGATATGGAAAAAGCAATTTACACTTGCTATGAAGGTCTGGGTAAAAAACCATTGATTGTTAGTATTGATCACAGTTGGTTAATTAAAAAAGATATAAACGAAAAGGAAAAAATAGCTACTTTATACAACACTGTTGAAATGTTGATGAAAGTAAAAAATAATGTTCCTATTATAGTTTTTATGATTTCTCAACTTAATAGAAGTATTGATGAAGCAATTAGAAAAATCCCCGGCAATATTGCTAATTATCCTACAAGCAGTGATATATTTGGTGGTGATGCTTTAATGCAAGGCAGTGATATGGTATTAGTATTAACAAGACCTTTTAAAGCTGATATTGAGATATATGGTCGTAAAGAATATCATTGTAAAACTGATGATATATTTGGTCATATTCTTAAATCAAGAAATAGTGCTGATGATACTAACTTAATATTTTTAAAAGCTGAGTTTGCAAAACAAAGAATGATTGAAGTTGCCGAACCTGTTGCATCAAACCCTACCGGAAATGCACCACAACGTAGAACAACAAATAGATTTAATTCATCAACACAACCAACACCTTAAAAATAATATTTATGGCTATAATGCATACAATGGCTGAAGATGAAAAAGCCAATTATAAAGCACAGAAATTAAAAGAAGTAAGAGATTATCATTCCGAATTAATTAAAAATTTGGGAATCGGTTACACTGATTTTAATATGAAAACTCAATTTAGAGATCAGTATGGAAGAATAGTAGTTGGTATTTTTCCTTCAGAATTTAAAAAAATCAAAGGATTTTATTTTGAATTAGTTGATTTTGATCTTATTCCTTCAACATCTGATCGTAGTGTTTATAGAGTTCCTCCTTCAAGTTCATTTGATGATGAATATGAGTTAAGCTCAAAAGGACAATATCTCGTTCCACTTGAAGAATTAAAAGTAATTAGTTCAAAGCCTGTTGTTAATAATACAACAACCGCAGAAGATAAAAGCATATTTAAAATTACTCAAAAAGCACAAGAGTCAAATAGTCCAATAAAAGAAGATGCACCCTATAGTGATATGACTATTAGAGATTATGTAGCAATACATAAAGGACAACCTGTGAGTAATAAAGAATGGCTTAATCAATTAATTAAACAATTACCTTAAATATGGCACAAGGAATCCTAATCATTGCAGAGTCCGGTACTGGTAAATCAACCAGTATTGAGACGTTAAACCCTCAAGAAACATTTATTATAAATGTTGCAAACAAACCACTTCCATTCAAAGGATGGAGAAAAAAGTATGTTACATGGAGTAAAGAAAACCCTGGGGGTAATCTTTATGACAAGGCTGGTCCAGAAAACATTGAAGCATGTTTACGTTACATTAATGAAAAACGACCTGAAATTAAAAACATTGTTGTAGATGATTTTCAGTACATGAGCTCATTTGAATTTTTCGATAAGGCAAATGAGAAAGGTTATGAAAAATTTACCCAAATCGGTGCTCATCTAGCTCGTATTGCACGTATGCCAAAAGATATGAGAGAAGATTTGCTTATATTTTTCTTAACACATGCTGAGGAAGCTACTGATTTAGAAGGTAAACGTAAGTATAAGGCAAAAACTATTGGTAAAATGGTTGATGAAAAACTTACATTGGAAGGATTATTTTCTATAGTTTTGTTTGGCAAAGCTAAGAAAAACAAAGATGGACAAATTCGTTATGTATTTGAAACTCAAACTACGGGTGATAATACATGCAAAAGTCCAAAAGGTATGTTTGATAATTTCGAAATACCAAATGATTTGGCTTTTATTGTAAACTCTATAAAAGACTATGAGAATTAAAAACTCTATTATTTAACAAAAAAAAAACAAAAACATGTTTAAAACAGAAGGACAAGACATCAAAGGTGGTGGTCTTGAAAAATCTCTACAACCTGGTGTGGTTAAAGCACACATCTATAGTGCAACAGTTAAAACTGCAAGCACTGGTAAAAAAGCTTTAGAATTTGTTTTAGAAGGACCTGCTATTGAAAATTTTGAAGGTTGGGCTATTGACAAAAATGATCAAGAAGGACCTAAATTTAAAGGTGCTTCTTCTAGAGTTAGTGCAACTATTTATTCAAACGACTTCAATAGTGATGATGTTAATAAGAATGAAATTCTTAGCAAAATCATTGTAATTTCTAATGAGCTTGGTTTAAGAAAAGAAATTGATGAATTAGCAAGTGATAAATCTATTACATCAATTGAACAATGGGTTGAAAAAGCTGTTAGTATTCTCAAGGATCAAGATCTTTATTGGTTTTTAGCAGGTAAAGAAGATATTTATAATGATAAACTCATTGTAAAGCTTTCATTACCAAAATACAAATTTTGTTCAGCTGATGAAGCAAAATTGAATAAATTTGATAAAACTAATAAGTATCACTTTAGTCCTTATGCGACTAAACCTGTATCAAGTTTTGAACCAGCTAATGACGATTTTAGTATGTAATTCCTCTCGGTTTGTCATAGTTTTAGAGTTTAGAAATGCAAGAGGCTTGTTTCTACAAGCCTCTTAATTTTTTTAATATTTTAGATATGTTTAAAACAAAAAACCTCGTAAATGATGTTAATGACGTTCCTGTTACATGGATATTTGAACATTTTTGTAATCTAAAAGAAAAACTTAAAGGTCAAGATGTTAAAATAAAATCTTTATTTAATGAAGAGAAAACACCTAGTATGTGTATTTATACTGATGAGTATAATACCTATAGGTATAAAGATTTTTCATCCGGTAAATCAGGTAGTGCTATTAATTTAGTAAAGGATTTACATTCTTACACATATCATCAAGCTTGTAATAAAATAGTTGAAATATATAATGATTATATTTTACATAAAGGAAAATATGATGTTGAATTATTTGAACAAGCTTCAAAGTATAAAGTAACTAAATTTACAGTTAGACAATGGACTACACAAGATGAATACTATTGGACACAATATAACATTGGTTCAAGATTATTACACGAGCACAATGTCCGGCCTCTTTCTGTTTATTGTATGCAAAAAGATGATACAGAATTATGTATTAAAGGTTTGTATATATATGGTTATTTAAAAGAAGATGGTACACTTTATAAAATTTATCAGCCTAAAACACTTGATAAAAAATTTATTAAAGTTAAATCCTACATACAAGGATTAGAACAATGTAAACCACCTTATAAGAATTTACTAATAACTTCAAGTTTAAAAGATTTGATGTCTATAAAATCTTTAAAACTTTCAAACATTAATGTTGTTGCCGCAGATTCAGAAAATAGTATGATCGAATCTGCTTATATAGAATCTTGGCAAAATCAATATGAAAACATATTAATTATGTTTGATAATGATGATGCAGGTATTCAGGCAATGGTTAAATACAAAGAAAAATATCCATTTATTAAAGTAGCTTTACTACCTTTAAGTAAAGATATTTCTGATAGTATAAAAGACCATGGAGTCAAAAAAGTTAAAGAGTATCTTGTGCCAATATTAAACAAGAAAATAAATGAAAAGGAAGAAAATAGTTAATAAACCTAAAAAAGCTACA